TGGACCGATGCTAATCGGTGACAGGGCCCCCCCTGGAAAGTACTTCCAGATTACTTGTGACTATTCAGTCGTGAGGTCTAAAGTACACAAAAGCTAGTCCTCGGGAGAGGGATGGTTACCTCTCCCAGCCCCTAGTGAGCCTGGGTGGCTGTTCGGGGACAGAAGCGACCCTCGTAGAGGGCTGATTCTCCTTACCAATGGAGATCGCTTCTTGGCTTTGCTTCCACTCAAGAAACTTCTGGAAACGTCCACTCGTGGAAATTTCTTCGAAGACCTGAAGCATGGTTTTACCATGTTCCAGACGAGGATCCCCTCCTCGCTTCTTGAGCTCGGTGGCCAAGGAAGATTGGAAGTCTTCCGAGAATCTGCTGGGGACTACACTGTTAAAGTGTTGTGTACCTAGAGGATAGGTACTAGCAGATTCAAGAAGTGAGAAATACATGGTGTTCGCAAATTGCGAGCCTGTGAGTTTCTCCACTTCCGGTTCAGGTCGCTCATGAAGGAGACCCGATGCCCGTAGATACCAATCGTATCTCGTGGCAAAGGGCTCGTTCGATGAATTGGGATTGTAAGGTCCCTCAACGGCAACTCCAGGTACATACTTGAAGTTGTCCCACTGCTTCCTCTGACGAGGTCGCAAGAGGGAAACCGCTTGATCACCAAGCATCCCGACCAGTTTGACAAAATTATTGTCAGACACTTCCTTAAATTTAACCCTTTTAAGGAAATCTTGTGATCGGGAAATTACAAGACCTGCAAACTCAACCACCTGTGAGGAGCGTACGGACTTAGTGTCGTTAATCTCGGCACCAAGGCGAGTTATGTACTTCCTATAAGCACTTTCCATTGTGCTTACCATGATGATATCGTCTCCGATCACTCGGAACGAATCCCATGGATCAAGTCCACTTTCCAATGCAGCGTTTATCGCGCATGCATTGTTAGTTAGACCTAGAAGGGCGAAACTCGGAGCAGTCCCTAGAGGCTGTCCCCTACGCCATCTCATCCCAGGATTAATAGGAGTTAACCATAAACCCCTCGACATTTCCGTAAAGTAAGTGACATGGGCCATGTAGTCCGCGAGGACTGCCATGGACCGGTCACCCTTTCGGAGTGCAGCGGTTTTGCGCTGACTGAGGAGCCTGTAGTTGCATTCCGTTTGCCAATCAAAGCGTAAGCCTTGAAAGGTGGCGTGAACACAATCTAGGGCTCCCCACATATCGATAAGATCTGTGGCCGATGACAAATCGGTCGAGCTAAGTTCGACTCCTTGAGAGAGTTTTCTCTTAGTCCAACTGACTCCTTCACCTTGATTAAAGGTGCAGTCAGAAGGGATTCGATGTAACATGTCAGCCCATGCTTCCTGTAAAGGTCGCATGAAGTGCTGAGCAATCCGGTTTGGATTTGCAATCCAGCGGGCCTTCAAACTAGGCTCCTGGATACATGCTATCCTCCCTACGGGCTTTTGGGAATATGGGTTAGCACCCCTTCCCAGGCGCCTATCATACTGAATTATGTCAGACCAGGCCATATCGACCTGCCCTCGTAATCCAGTAGGATACAGATCCTCATTATCCAAGAACCCAAGGAAGCGTAACGTTTCCTCAGGAACAGATATCCAGGATGCTGCGTAAGTTTGCACGACTTCGTTCCGGGTGGTAATTCCGGGTAGAAGCCGTCTAGGCTTTGATCGACCTACGGGAATAGTAGTACCCGTAAGACAATCGAACCCAGGTACTTTAGATGGACGGAGGCGGAGACAAATCCCCGCAAAGTCCTGTACCTTTCGGTACGGGATCTCCTTCCATTGGGTCCCAACAGGAGGAGCATTCACCATCTTCTCAAGCTTTTCAGCTTGGGCCTTTGAGATGGCCAGATGGATGAACGCAGTGTGCATGCTCAAAAGAGCCAGTGCACGCTGTGGATTCTTCTGTTGGAATACTACTTTCATAGGACCTTTTGGGTACCCTGATTTCGTATGTGCCGTCCAAGCTGGTATTTCCGGCTGACCGGCCTGCAAGGTGATGTACCAGTGATGGTACGCCTTGAGTCGATCAACTGTCCATTCCAGACCACAACTATTATACCAGATCTCAACTTGGTTTAATAGATTGTGACTCTCGGTTTTGGTCAGACCTGTCCCACGAATGTACTTGCACAAGTGGTTCTTTATGGATTTCTCCATACTGTTACCTCCTTCGGCATGTGAGCCATACCGGTTTACACAAGAAGTGTGCCAGTAAACCACTCAACGAAGTCCAATTCATTGAGCACAGTCAGATCTAACATGAGTTGATC